TTGAAGACCTGGTGCAACGCCAAGCTCTGTCTTCTTAACAGCGAACTGTTCGAAGCGGAGAATTGGCATCGACTGGAAAAGAATTTCCTTTGACCAGATCGTCTGGATTGCTTGCGTAAGCTGGCTATTTGCGCCAGAGTACGCTGTAGGTGCGGCAGCTAAATTGCCGGTACCTGTGAGGGCTGATGCCATGTCGGTCTTACTCCTTAGTGTTTAGTTTAATAAGTTATAACTTAACTACCCGAAGATTCCCTTGCCACGATCAGCTGCTACTGTTCCTAGCAACTTCCCGCGGTATTTTGCGTACTCGGTAACCGACATAGCGGCTATTTGCTCCGCTGTAAACTGCTGTTGGTCCGAATTTGTGTCCAGGGGTCCGGAAGGTGGCGCGGTTACCCGGCTACCTGTCATTTCACGACGAGCAGACTGCATAGCCTGCTGTGCTGAGTCAAGGATACGCGATGAGCGCTCCTTTAATCCTGCGATACTTTGCTCTATTTCTTCCTTGGTATTACCAGTGATTAGATCGAGCAACTCGGGGATGATGTTTTCACGCTCGTCATTTAAGCGGCTTGAGCGGTATTCGCTTAACTCAGCGAATTGGCGCTCGCGCTCTAGGAGGGTGAATGCTTTTTCCCTCTCGAGTCTTTCTGACTCAAGTTTTTCCGCCCATTCTTTTTCTTTTGTTTCCAAAAGCTGACGGACGTCCATCTCAGCTTCGGCCTTCTTACGGGCCTCAGCTTCTTGTTCTGCACGAAGCCTCTCAGCTTCTGCGAGACGTTCTTCGCGCTCCTTCTTCAGAACGGCAAGCTCTTCCTTTAGAGAATCTATTTGTGGGTAGAGCTTAGATTTCTCTTGCTCACGCACTTTCTTTAGATCCTCCTCAGTATAAGACTTGTTAGGAGTCTGCGACTGGACGGGTGCTACGAGTGTATCTGTCGTTGCCGGAACATCCTGGAAGAACGCTTCCTGGGCTTCAGGCGAATCAACAATATTAGTTGTTTCTGACATATATGTTCCTTAGGTTTTGGAGGTCGTTGTCCGAATTAGTGCCACGATGACCTGCGGATTTATTTGGGAATAGGCTTGCAAAGAAATGGTTTTTTGTCAGCCTAAACTTAGTTATCCCCGTACTTAGAGTCTTCTGGTGAAGTTCCTCTGCGTTGAGGGATCTTGGTACCATATGCTTTGGTAACCAATTCTGTGGACATTTGTTCAAGCGTCTGAGCTTCGAACGGAGTTACGACGCCAGGTTGTCCTGAAGGACCTGGGCCGACACCAGCGCCTACGTCAGTTCCAGGAGCAGCTTCCATGCCCTGGTTTTCTGGTAGCAATCCGGTTAGGGAGGCAATAGCAGAGTTAATCTGTGACTTGATTAGGTTAAGAGCTCCGTCTGCCTTAGCATCTTCAATGAGCTCTGTACGAATTTCATCAAGCTTCTCGTCTGGGAATTCTTCGCCAAGAGTACGGAGAGCGCCTTTACGGCTTTCAAGGTTCATGCCCATCTTGGTCTGGATCTCGTTCAACACAATCAATTTATCTAGAGGCAATGGCTGTGGGAAGTGCACAGTTGTCTCATAGGTTATAGGATCGTTGATATCCAAAACTGGACGTTGATCCGGCTTTATTGGGCCGTTAAATTCTGGGTTGTATACAAATAGTTCAGGCTCTTTTACAGCAAGAGTTAAAAGAACTAATTCGTTGATTCGTGTAATTCCTTGGCTGTACTGAGTAATCTTTTGATTGTATCTGTTCATCAAAGGCTGATATTGAATAGCCAATGCGACACCAGATGTATTTGAGATTGGCTGAACTTCTCCCAATGCTGACTGAGGAACGCCGATCATTTCGTGCATTGCACGCTTGATAATTTCTAGGTATTGAATTGCTCCCTGCAGACCTTGTCCGCCACCTTCTAGGTTAAATACTTGGGCATCCTTAGGGAGACCTCCCCAGACCTTTTTAGGTCCCTTCTCAAGGGAAGATGCCTTAGCTCCAGTAATAACTGTTACAGGAGCAGCGTGATAATTAACAATGTCTGCTACGTCAGTAGCAATTTCGTTATAGCTTCTGTTAAGAACAATTATGTCGTGGCAATCAGACAATCCCCATGGAGATCCAGATACTCGAACATTTGGTATGTGAACAATAGGAACTTTACCTATTGGATTAGGACGTGAGTCAATCAACTCATCGTTGATGTATTCTTCAATTCTGTCGTCAGTAAGAATTTCTGTATATGTATAAACCTGACGTGTACCTTCTAGAGATGTACCCCAGAAACGATACTTTAATTTAAATCTAATTAATCGATCACGATCATGTGGGTGAAACTCTGGGAAACAGAAAGATGAGTTAAGTGGAAGGATTCTTACTCTTCCTGGATTGCGTCTTCCTACGCTATCTTCAAATGCTTCTTCATATGCGACCTTAACAAAGCAATCTCCTGATACTCCGCCTTGCTGGCCCATTTCCCACATAACGCTGTGCTTATTGTTATCTACTTCCCATACACGCTGTAGGATGTCTGGAACTATTGCTTCTGTTGGGTAAGGGCTACGGAAGATAGCTCCACGTCCAAAGCTAAAGTTAATTATGTAATCTGTAAATGCTCTGTAATAGTTGTACACCATCTGCGATTCGCCAAGTTCTCTGCGATATGCCCAGTGGTGTCCTAGGTACATCGCCCAGTTAAGTGAATAACGATTTAGGCGAGGACCGTGTACTTCAAATTCTTCGTCTGCAAGTTCTACAAGTCCAAGAGGAGAAATTGAGATTGTTAAGTCAGAGGAGGCGGCCCTATACGACGGAGGACTAAAATCAATACTCATTAGAGTTGACCGCTCATTTTCTTAGCTCTTTTCATGCGAGCCACTTTTGCCTTCTTTTTCTTTTCTAATTCTGCTTTAGGGTCCCTTAACTTTGGGTTTACTTCTTTAATCGAACCGACCCAAGATCCACCGCTTTTTTCATATTGTTGGCTTGCCCAACGATTCGCAGCAAATGATGTGTGAGCTTTTGGACTTCTTGGTGGATATTTAGCAAGAGCTTGCTTCATTAAGCTGTTCCACAGCTTTTGATTTGCAGCAACTTTTGCCACGGCTCTCCTAAATCTAAATTGAGGTGCCCGGCTTCAAAGAAGGGAGTATGAAGCCGGGTACCTAGTGTAGCGTAATTAGTCAGTAACTGATGCAGGGTTCATGCGCTGATAGCGAGAACCTGTACGGAAGACCTCTTCGATCTTCGTCTCTGCATAATCACTGAATGTTCCTTGAGAGAACTCGTTTGTATAGGTAGGAGCTTCTACCCATGCAGCTGAGCCCACATGAGCACGCTCACGCATTGTCTCTTCTGGGTACTTCTCGAAAACATTCATGTTGTGATTAGGGCGGCCAGCTGGAGTTTCATATCCATGATCTATGCCTGCCTGAAACTGTGTAGGAACGTCAGTGTCAGTTGCTACGCCTTCTTCGAAACGAAGTGGTCCACGAAGACCTGGGGTAGCAGGAGTCATCTTACGCTCATACATGTTTCCGGTTTTCTCCGGAAACTGTGGTGTTGGAGCAATTGCCATTATTTTTTTCTCCTTACGGATAAAGGATCCTTAGTATGAGTTTGGTCCTAATACCTTGAATTATCAGCCTAAACACAATTTTTCTTATCAAAAGAACGGTGACGAGCTGACCTCTACGGTCGGCATAACCATCTCTTGGGTAAGAGAACAAGCTAGAGCCAATGAATCCACAAAATCATCGTGAGCGTGCGCCTCGTCAGGAGCCGCCACCAAGAAATTAGGACCCTTATATTGTACTTCCGCATCGGTCATTTGTTGGTAGAAACGCTTCCAAATACGCAATCTCCGGGTTTTAGCATGGGACGGCCAAGAAATCATTTGGCGTTGAATTAACGCCTGTAAGTGTTTCCAGCGTTTGGACTGTTCTCCTGGGGTAGAAAGAGAAGATATTACCTCTGCCCTAGGTAGTAAAAGCTTTAGTCTTTGAGCTACAGCGTCTCCAACTCCATTGGAGTCCACGGCTACGGCTAAAACGTCGTAGTTCCCAAGGAAGTTAACTATCTGGAAGTACTGGTCCTCCCAGTCATCGCCTTGTAGTTCCATCCAGTTTAAAACTCTATGGTCGTAATAGCCAAACTCGTCTGGCCTATCCCAGTCAACCCATACCACAGTGACTACTGTTGAGTCCATTTTACGGGCTGGATCTATACCTACAACAACTGGGGATCTATGCCAGGTCTTAACTAGCTCTTGAGAGGTGTCGCCAAGATCGTCCATAACAGAGGAAGTCACGAACATTCCTCGCTCTAACAACCACTTACAGTTGTATGAGAGCTGGAATTCGTCTGAATCCTCACCTATACGTAGCATCTCTTTGCGTATGAACTTTTCATAGTTTGCGTTGAACTTGGAAACGTCTTTCCAGTCCCATTGAAAATGGTTCTGACGTGCGTTGCGCCCCGCTGTTTGACGGCGTTTGTTCAACTGTATAGATCTGTAAAAGTTATTTTTATGGGTAGTAGGGGTTCCAGTCTTAACCATAGTCGCGTTGTAGTACGCACCCATAGGAGCAATAGACTTTGAAACTATAAAGTCATCTGCTTCTTGACACTCGTCTATGACTATTAGGTGGAAAGACTTAGATTCAATTTTTGCTCGAGGGTTAGCGGTCATCATCATTAGTTGAGATCCAGAGTTCTTAAGCTTTATGTTTCTAGTTACCCCTGGAGTTTTAGACGGAGTATCGTCAATCTCAGGATCGCCAAGAACTTCCATAGCCCTCTCGCTAGTTAAACGCGATACAGTTCTAGAGAATAGAGTTTCTACCTGAGCTTGGATTGGAGCAAACATTCCCACCCAAATACCGTCATGAAATTTACCTAGTAATTCTGGGTACATCCTAGCTAATCTAGGCAAGAGCACCATAAGAGTAGCTACGGTATTAGCTACGGTCTCGGATTTACCAGACTGACGAGAGGCAAGCGCGGTGATCTCTTCACCATCATTTATGATTACGCTTTCAATAATTCTTTTAGCCAAAGGCTTTTGATAGGGGTGGAGCTCATGGCCAGTAAGCAAAGTCATGAACTGCATGACCTTGTCAATTAACGCAAGAACAAACTCTTTAGATAGCTCGTCAAGCTCTTCTTCTTCATGAAGGTCTTCAAAATCTTCGTCTTCTTCTTCGACTTGTTCATCTTGTTCATCAAACTCATCGTCGTCAAAATCTTCAAATTCGTCGTCCTCTTCTTCATCGTACTCTTGAAAATCAAAGTCTTCTTTCATTTAGATCTCTCGCTAAGGGTATTTACTACCGCCAATAGCGCCTCAGCGCCTAATTTAGCCTCTTTTAAATAAAACGGATCTTTACTGGACTGCCAAGAAGATAGGTTGCGGCTAACTGAATACAGAGTAGTTTCAGACCAACCTACAAGTTCTGCAGTAGGAAGCGTTTCGACACGCTTTTCTATCTTAGACTTTTCTTTTTCTGCCTTGCTTTTTTTAAACATCGTCCATCTCCATCGACCGTATTTTATCCCAGTTAACTTCGCTCTTTTTTAATCCCCTCCCCTTTATCGCATAGGTTAGGGCCTGGCTTTCAGTATATCCTGTTTTTTTCCATACCCCTACAACTATAGCTTTACGACTGAAGGGTATACGAAAAGCGATGCCTCTTCCTCTACGGAAAGGGCTATCTAGTTCCTGGGTATCCGCCCGTTCAGCTAAACCCTTAGGCTTATATGGATATACGAGGGGGTGCCAATATAGATTCCCAACATCTTTGGTTTGCATTACTTAGTTTTCCTAGGAGAAGTAGCTTTTTGAATCTGTGCGCCTCTAGCAATTACGTATGCTTCAGATCTCATATCAGCAGGCAAATCAGATAGAGATGCTGGTCCTCTTGGCTTTACATCAAGGTAATCCCGTATATATTGCCACTTGCTGTCTCTATCTCTAAAAGCTTCCCACTCTTCTAACTCAACATCGTAATAGTTGTACAAAGTTGAATCTCGGAACATAACGGTTAAAACCCCACGTTCAGGATTGTACGCAGCCGCTACAGTGCGGGGACGGTCTGGATTGCTGGTTTTAGTAGGAACTTCGTACAGGTCTGGTGAGGTATAACCAGCTGGAGCATAAGCTTGATCATCTGTAGGGTATATGGCACGCAAGGGATCTGTTCTGATCTCAGCATTGGCGCCACGAATATCTATATTCTTTTCAATGAATTCTTCGCCAAATTGCTCCAAGGGTTCCATAATGGACTTTCTTCCCTTTTGGAAAGACCATCTTAGATCCTGTGGAAGTAAAGACGAAGCAACTTGCTCGTCTGTTATTCGGTTTCTACGCATAGCCGCATTAGCTCTGCGACCAGCTTGTACTGAGGGGGATGTCTTTTTTCGTCTTGGTGGCACGTTATGCCTCGCAAATATGAATCTCTATTTGGGTTTCAGCAACCAGCATTTCGCATAGGTTACATCTAAACCACTTAGTTTCTTGATAATTATTTTGAGCAGTTCCTTCTACAGGCAGCTCTTCACCGCCATTGTCTGATTGACGGTCATAGTCATAGACAATACGTGGTTCAGCCAATATTTCTGGAGGAAATGGGCCTTTTGGCCTAGTGACTGTGGGCGGTACGTAATGTACCTGCTTAGTTACTATCTTCTCTATCTTCATCGCTCACCGTTTCTAGAATAACTACTTCTTCCTTTACTTCTTCCTTTTTGGCTTTTGTAGTCTTCTTTTCTGGTAGCGGAGCTGGCTCTTCTACAACTGGGGCAGGAGTTTCAGCAACAGGTAGTATTTCAGGCTCAATGGCTATATTAGCATTGAGCAATGCTTGCTTTTCTTTTTCCATGAAATTCCTTTCAAAGGACATAGTCTACACGTAATTTGTCCGATTTATCCTTTTATAGGTTGTGGGTTGCATCAGTACTGTGATTACTGCTACGGTAGACCACGTGGCCGGAGAAATCCGGCCATAAGCACCTCCGTAACAAAAGGGTTGCATACCGAATTCGGCAGAAAGAGGCCGAATTGCTTAGTATGGGTGACAGGCATACTGAGTCAGGAATGGCC